ACCTAGCAGACAAGCCAAGATGATAGATTATTTCCGATAGGAGGAAACATGGCAAATACATCTTTTAATGGACCAGTAAGGTCTGAGAATGGCTTCAAAGTCATTTCTAAAAATTCAAGTACAGGAGCAATAACTGAATCATTTACCTTAGATGGTTCTGGTGTACAAGTAGCACCTGTGGCTTTGGCTGATACTACGGCTATATCATTAACTGCAGCTACCCATGGTGGTAGAGTAGTAGTTGTACCTGCGTTATCAGCTAATTTAACATTAACTTTACCTTCACCTTCCGCAGGAGTTTATTTCAAACTTATTTATGGTGGTGCAGCAGAGGAAACAGAAAATCTAATTATTAGCACAGGTTCTAATACTAATTTTTATATTGGTGGTATCGTGCATTTAGATTCAAATGCAGACAATGTTTCAGTATATTCTGATGGTAATTCTAACTCTATATTAACTTTAACTGATTTTGGTTTATTTGAAATCAATATCTTAGCGAAAGATTCAACTAACTGGTATATTTGGGGTAGCCAAGAAGGTGCAGATGTTCCAGCATTTAGTGACGCATAGGAGTAGAAAATGGCTGATACAGTAACAACACAAATAATTGAAGATGGCGAAAGAAATGCTGTAATCAAATTTACTAATGTCAGCGATGGCACAGGCGAATCCGCAGTGGCTAAAGTAGATGTTTCTGCTTTAGCTGCTAACTCAAGTGGAGTTTCTTGCTCAGAAGTCAGAGTTATGAGAATAAGTCATGCTATTGTTGGCATGAGTGTACAAATGTTTTTCGATGCTACTTCTAATGTTTTACTTATGGAGTTAGCAGAAAGTAGTAATGGACATTTAGATTTTAGAAATATAGGTGGTATTCCTAACAATGCAGGTAGTGGTAAGACAGGAGATATTCTTTTTACTACGAAAGGACATAGTTCAGGTGATACTTATTCTATAGTTTTAGAATTAGTTAAAGTCTATTCTGATTAACAGGAGAAATTATGGAATATATTATTTCACAAAATGGTAACTTCCCACCTGAATATTTTGTTTTACAAAAAGGTGATGATGATATTTGGTTCCCAGTATTTGGACCAGACATTGATTTAGTTGATGCTCAAAGAAAGCATGCTGAATTATCTGGCTCAGATAAAAGGGCTAGAGATTCTAAAGGTCATTACATAGCTGATGATCCATCAACTCCAGATGTAAATGAAGCATATGTAGCAGGTAAAGCACCTGCTAAGAAGAAAAAAGTCGGAAGACCTAAAAAGAAAAAATAATGCTTGACCAAGCTCTATTGATAGATGAAATCCGTCAGTGGAGCAGTGAAGTGTTAGAAACCCCTAATAAAAAGTTCAATAACTTACCTGCATGTCCTTATGCTAAAAATTCTTGGGATAAGAACAGAGTGCAAGTCATACATGGCAAAGGTGGTTATTGGTACGATTTATTAAAAATAATACAAAATTTTAACGATAGTTATGATGTTGTAGTTTACTGTGGCACAGACATAGATGAGATTACAGCAGAAGAACTAGAACATAGAATCAGTGTTATAAATGAAGAAGCAATACAAAATGATATATGGGTCATGGGTTCACACCCTGAAACAGAAATACATCATGCTGTTTGCCAAGATCATTTTGAACCTTTACTAGAAGAAGATTATTATCAAATATTTGTACAAAGACTTGAAGTCTTAATCAAAGCATCTGATAGTATCAAAAAGAAAGGTTATTATAAAAATTATAAAACTGAAGACTATGAACAGCTAATCCAAAGGAGGAAAGAACAATGGCTGGAAACAAAAAATCTAAAGTAAAAAAGAAAAAAATGATGGGCGGTAAAAAAACCAAAGTCATGAAATTGCGTGGTGGTATGAAAACCAAAGTCAAAAAAATGGCTGTAGGCAGAACACCGCCAGTTAAAAAGACTAGACGTTCTGGTGGCGGTAATATGGGAATAGTAGGTGGTAGAGACTACATGCCTAAACCACCTAAAGATTTAGTTCGTAAACCTATACGAGGTCAGAAAGTACGACCTTCTAAACCAAAGACTAGAAAAGATGCTATGGGTAGAAACATGATGGCAGCAGGAGGCGTAGGTAAAATGCGAAAAGGCATGAAAGCTGGCAAAGTAGTAAGTTTTCAAGACTACGTTAAAAGTATGTTTGGTGGCGGAAAAACATAAACCAGTAAATACTTTAATATATGTCTAGATCAAAAAAAGATTCAAGACTAAAAAGGGCAGGTGTTAGTGGGTACAATAAACCAAAACGTACCCCTAGCCACCCTACTAAGTCTCATATCGTTGTTGCTAAAGATGGTAACAAAATTAAAACTATTAGATTTGGACAGCAAGGTGTTAGAGGAGCAGGTAAGAATCCTAAGTCAAAAAAAGACAAAGCTAGGAGAAAATCTTACTATGCAAGACATAATGCACAAGATAGGAATCCTAGTAAGTTAAGTGCTAGATATTGGTCACATAAAGTAAAATGGTAATGTCTAGAGCAAACTTTGGAGTTTTAACTAGAAAAGCTCCAGCAGGAAAAAAGAAACATGCCCTTAAGAAGCGGAAAGTCAAGAAAAGTAATAAGCGATAATATATCAAAGCTTAGAAAAGAGGGTAAACCTCAGAAACAAGCAGTGGCTATAGCTTTACAAAAAGCAGGTAAAAGTGAAAAGAAAAAGGCGTGATCCAAAAATAGGTACAGGTAAAAAGCCTAAAGGTAGTGGCAGAAGATTATATACTGATGAAAATCCTAGAGATACAGTTGGTATTAAGTTTGCTACTCCTGCAGATGCAAGAGCAACTGTAGCTAAAGTTAAAAGAATTAAAAAACCATATGCTCGTAAAATACAAATTTTAACTGTATTAGAACAAAGAGCTAAAGTAGCAGGTAAAAACGAACAAGCAAAAATAGCAAAGAAAGGTAAAGAAGCAATTAGGAGAAAACATGGCAAGTAGTGGAACTACTACATTTAATTTAGATTTATCAGATATCATGGAAGAAGCATATGAATTATGCGGTATTACTATGCGTTCTGGTTATGATTATAGAACTGCAAGACGAGCTTTAAATTTAATATTTTTAGAATGGCAAAATAAAGGCTTAAACCTTTGGAAGATAGAGCAAGCAACACAAGCTTTAACTGCAGGCACTAGTAGTTATGCAGCTGAAACTTCTGCTCTAGAAATAGTAGATGCTTTTATAAGAACAGATAGTGGTGATACAGATAAACAGTTTGATCAGCAACTTACAAGAATATCAAGAACACAATATAATCATCAAGCAAAAAAATTGACTCAGGGTAAACCTACACAGTTTTTTGCAGATAAAGGTACAAGTGGTATTAATATAGTTTTATGGTCTACTCCTGATAGTGCTCAAACTTATACTTTAGTTTATGATTACATAAAAAGAATAGAAGATGCAGGTAATGTAGCAACAAACAATGCTGACGTTCCTGCTAGATATTTACCATGTCTAACTTATGCTCTAGCTTACAATATTGCTTGTAAAGAGCCTGAAGCACAGAATAGAGTTAATATGATAAGAGGTAGATATATGGAACTCTGGAACGAAGTTTCTGATGCTGATAGAGAAAGAGCAGCTGTAAAATTTGTACCAGGCAATAATGTTTATTAATTATGGCATATGCAAAAAGTACAAAAGCATTAGGAATATGTGATAGGTGTGGTTTTACTTACAAACTTAATGAGTTGAAGTATGAAGTACAAAATGAAACTAGAAATGGTTTAAGAGTTTGTCACAATTGTTTTGATCCTGATCAACCGCAATTTAAAGTAGGCAGATTAAATACAGCTGATCCTATGGCTTTATTTGATCCTAGAACAGATAGCGGTGAAAAAGCATCAACTCAATATTATGGATTTAATCCTGTTAATAGCACTGGAAATATATTAAGAGGAAAAATAGGAAAGGTTAAAATAGTAATATCATGACATACGCAGAATTAAAAAGTGCAATACAAAATTATTTACAAAATTCTGAAACACAATTTGTTTCAGACTTACCTACTATAATTAAACAAGCAGAAAATAGAATATTGAAAACAGTTAAGCTGCCAGTATTTAGAAAAAATGTTACAGGTACTTTAACTTCAGGTAATGAATACTTAGCGACACCTACAGATTTTTTAGATAATTATTCTTTATCTTTTACAAATAGTAGTGAACAAACATTTTTATTATTTAAAGATGTTAACTTTATCAGAGAAGCATATCCAAATAAATCTACAACAGGTTTACCAAAACATTATGCTATTTTTGATAACACAAGTTTTATAGTAGGTCCTACACCTAATAGTAATTTTACTGTAGAGTTGCATTATTTTTATAGTCCAACATCAATTACAGCAGGTGCAGATAGCGGTACTACTTGGTTATCAACGAATGCTGAAAGTGCTTTGCTTTATGGTTCACTATTAGAGGGTTATACTTATATGAAAGGTGAACCTGATATTATGCAAATGTACGAAAAAAGATACGAACAAGCTTTAGCTAGATTAAAAACTTTAGCTGAAGGAGAAAATACAACTGATCATTATAGAGATGAAAGTTACAGAGTTAATAGAAGTTAATGATTAGTGTTGATGGAGTTCCACAATTAGGAACAGTAGATGTAAAAACAACACATAATGAAGGTTTGAGTCCTGAATATTGGGCTGAAAGGATAGTAGAAAAAATAGTCTCAGTTAGTGATAAAGCTGATCCTATGGTGCAAGCACAGGCTAATGCTTTTAAAGATGTAATACATCAAACTATTTTACTATATTTAAAACAAGCTATAGCAAGCGATAGAGCTACTGTAGCAGGATTATTAGATAAACAAGGTCATAAAGAAATGGCTAAAATTATAAGGAGATTGTAATGGCAATAACACAAGCGATGTGTACATCTTTTAAAAAAGAACTTTTAGAAGGAGTTCACAACTTTAAAAATTCAGGTGGTAATGATTTTAAACTAGCTTTATACACAAGTTCTGCTAGTTTAGATGCAAGTACCACAGCATATACGACAAGTAATGAGGTAAGTGGCACAGGTTATACGGCAAAAGGAGCAAGTTTAACTAGAGTTGACCCATCTACTTCAGGTACAACTGCATTGACAGATTTTTCAGATTTAACATTTAGCACTGCCACTATAACTGCTAGAGGTGCTTTGATATTCAATGATACAGCATCAGGTGATCCAGCAGTTGCAGTATTAGATTTTGGTGGCGATAAAACATCAACAGCAGGAGACTTTACTATACAGTTTCCTACAGCTGATGCATCAAATGCTATTATTAGAATAGCTTAAAATAA